ACCTGCCAGAAGAGGTTCGGCGGCGTGAACTATGCCGGTCAGAAGATCAGTCACGCCGATGTCGAAACGCTAGAGCGCATGTGGAAGCAGATCATCGAGAATCGCCCGCGCCGATGATCTGGTGGAGTCCGGTTCAAACAGAGCCGACGCGCAAGAGATGGTGGGATACCAGGCTCAGCCGCAGGTTCGGCGCTGAAGGGCTGGCGGCAAGTATTTGGGTTGCTCACTTCTTCCCGTGGAACGTGCCGCAGGCCGACAACGACAGAGATTCTGTGAGGTGGTGATGCTCAAGGCACTCGCGCTGGCGTTGCTGGCGCAGATCTCGATTCTCAACCCTTTCTCGGGTCCGCACGCGCTCAATCCGTTCGCGGCCCCGCAGGGATCGGTATCGCCACTTACCACTGCCACGGCATCGACTCCTTATCCGTGCTCGCCTCCAGCGACCAATTCCACGGGCTATGTCCCGCGCGAGGGCAGTGTTTGGCTGGAGATCAACGACAAGCTCGGCATGAACAATGGCATGACGTGGAACCACAACACGCCATACGCCGTCTGCCTCGGCACTGCCAGCGATTACGCCCGCGTCGAGCTTCACGATACCACGTTCGATCATGGCCAGAACGACCCTTCGACCAAGCGCCGCGCCGAGTTCGAGACTTCAAGCAAGTTTGTGAACGGCGTCGAGAGCTGGCAGGGCTACAGCTTTCGGGTTCAAGTCACTAACCTCAGGTCGGGTTTTTCCTCGCGCCTGATGCAGGTTCACTGGCCCTCGGCCGCCTCGCCGGCGATCGGTGATTCTATCAAATATGCGAACGGCGGACTGATCTTCGTCGTCAGCACCAAGAACGACAACACCGATAACGTCATTCGTGGCCAGGCTCCGCTTAGCCAGGGAACGGTTCACGACGTTGTGACGCACTTCCTGCTTGGCGTGAACGGTTACGAGGATACTTATCTCGACGGCAAGCTGATCTCGCATTTCGTCGGCTTTGTCGGCTCGGACAAGCTGAACGGATACCGCCTTAGACTGGGCAATTACGGCACGATTCCAGGGATGCAGGTCGTGACCGAATACAAGAACATCACCACGCCGCCCAACGCAAAGACACCACTGACCGCGCGGATTGCCGCGCCGATGAGCTTTTGATGGCGGTTAATTACGCAACAGCTGTCAAAACCGCGCGCATCACCGCGACCCGTGATAATGTAGCCGCTGGCACGCTTGAGATCGGCACTGCCGGGATGGGATCGGTGCTCGCCACATTCACACTGTCAGGAACCGGGGGAACGGTTTCCGGTGCAGTGTGGACACTGGCGTTCAATGCCTCGACCGTGACTGCTGGCGCAACCGGGACCGCTGCCGCCGCGCAGATCAAGACGAGCGGCGGTGTCGCGAACATCACCGGGCTTACCGTAGGCACATCGGGAACGGATATCATTCTCGACAACGCGTCGATTACCTCGGGACAGTCGGTCACTTTGAGCTCGGCGACAATCACCCACGCCTGACCTGGAGGCGTGAATGGCTATTTCATTCGTCGGCTCGACTACCGGCCTGGTCGCCGCGACCGACACGACCGTCAACTTCTCGTCGCTGCTGGACTCGTCGGGCTCGACGCCGACCGTTGCCCAGAACGACATTGTTATCGTCACACTGTCCCGCAGGAGCGCGGGCGCTGCATCTCCAGCTCTTACCACGACCGGCTATGCGGCGATATATGCAAGCGTCTTTGCGGACAGCACTGACGACACCAACCTTATTTCGTTCTACAAGATCATGGGGGCGACGCCTGACACTAGCGTCGTCATCACGACCACCGGCACGACCAACATCCAGAGTTACTGCGTTCACGTTCTCAGGGGCGTCGATACCACAACGCCGTTCGATGGAATAACCCCGACAACCTCGACCGGAGTGGGGGCTGGTTCGCCCGACGCTCCCGCGATCACGCCCGCGACTGCTGGGGCATGGATCATGGCTTGCGGCGGCGCTGCCGGGCCGAATACCGCGGGCCAGACGACGGTTCTCACCAATCCCGCCAATCTGGACAGCACAACCAATTTCTTCCGCTCGACCGCTGGCACGAGGACAGCAACCGGCGCGGGTATATTCTCGGGCTGGACCAGCGGGGCATTCGATCCGGTAGCGTTCGGCGGGGGCGCGCAGAATGCCAGCGGCTCATTTGCCGCTGCGACATTTGCGCTAAGACCGGCAGCATCGGGCGGCCGCACAGGAACGCTCGCAGCAACCGAAAGCGGCTCGGATACATTCGCAGGGTCAGTTGCGATCAGGGTCACGGCCTCGCTCGCTGGCGTTGAGACTGGATCTGACACGTTTGCAGCCAACGGCGCGGTTAAGGTCAGCGGATCACTCAGCGCAACCGAGACGGCCACGGACACATTTGCGGGGCTCAGCATTGCCCCGACCTTCGCGCCGGTTACACCGATAGGTTGGATACAGAAACTCAAGAGCGGATCATGGGCTGCCGCCACTTACATCAGCGGCTCGACCTGGACGCAAAAGCAACAGGGTCGAGGGACCTGGTAGCCTGACACCGCCCATCCTTCGGGAAGCGGTAAACGGGAGGCGATATGTTCAAACACGAGAACGCAAGGATCAATGTGCTCGGCGTTGCGCCGCGCATTGTCACAGATTTCGGTGATGCAGAAGTTCTTCCCGGCGAGGATGAGCGTGCCGCTGCAATCCGCATCTACCGCGCGTGGTGCAAGGACGAGATAGAGCCCGATCCTTCACCCACTGTCGTCCTGCACGATGTGGTGCGGGAATAAAATAGTGACCGATACTATCAAACCGCCGCGCGCGGGCATGGGCCGACCCAAGGGCGCTCAGAACAAGATGACACGGGCGCTGAAGGAGATGATCCTGACCGCGCTCGACGAGGCACATCCTGACGGAGCGGTGGGCTACCTGAAGCAACAGGCGACGAGCAACCCGACCGCGTTCCTGACGCTGGTAGGCAAGGTTCTGCCGCTTCAGGTTGCGGGCGAGCTCGATCACAAGGTCAAGGTAAGCGGGGCGCTCGCGTGGAAGCCGCCGCAGTAATCGAGAGCCATTACGCTCCGCGCAAACAGTTCATGGGATTGCACACGCGGCCGACGCGCTGGGGCATCGCCGTATGCCACCGCCGCGCGGGAAAGACTGTGGCCTGTGTCAACGATCTCATCAAGGCCGCAGCGTGCTGCGAAAAGCAGAGCGGGCGCTTCGCCTATATCGCGCCGCAGCTCAACCAGGCGAAGGACATCGCTTGGCAATATCTGCTCGAATACACCGACTGCTTCGGAGCCGAGAGGAAGGTCAATGCCTCAGAGCTTTGGGTTGAGCTTCCAAACAATGCGGCCAGGATACGCATCTACGGGGCAGATAATCCGGACCGGTTACGAGGCATCTATCTGGATGGGGCGGTCCTCGATGAGTTTGGGGATATGGACCCGACAGTTTGGTCGCAGGTCATTCGCCCCGCGCTTAGCGATCGTAAGGGGTGGGCAGTTTTCATTGGTACTCCCAAAGGCAAGAACACATTTCACACGCTCTGGACCCAAGCCCACGAAAGCGACGACTGGTTCACGCTCAACCTGAAGGCAAGCGAAACAGGACTGCTCGACACCGACGAGCTGAACGACGCCCGCCGCATGATGACGGCAGACGAATATGCGCAGGAATACGAGTGCTCGTTCGAGGCCGCAGTCAAGGGCGCATACTATGGCAAGGAGATGAACGATGCGGAGGATCGCATTGCTCCCGTGCCTTACGACCCAAGGCTACCAGTGCACACCGCATGGGACTTGGGCGTCGCGGATTCGACGGTCATCTGGTTCATCCAGACGGTCGGCAGGGAAACGCGGCTCATCGACTGCATCAAGGGCGAGGGCGTCGGTCTAGACTGGTATGCCAAGCGCCTGTCTGAACGAGACTATGTGTGGGGCAACCACTATCTCCCGCACGACGTAGAGGTCAGAGAGCTAGGCACCGGCAAGAGCCGCAAGGAAGTTCTTCAAGGGCTGGGCATCAAGGCCACGGTCTGTCCGAACATCCCGATCGCTGACGGAATACAGGCGGTGAGGATGCTGCTGCCGACGTGCTGGTTCGACAAGGACAAGTGCAAGCAGGGCATCGAGGCGCTGCGTATGTATCGCCGCGAATATGACGAGAAGCGGCAGGAGTTCCGCGTGAACCCGCTGCATGACTGGACGAGCCATTACGCCGACGCGCTGCGGTATTTCGCGGTGGGTCACAAGAACCGGGCTGAGATGAAGCCGATCAAATATTCCAGCAAGGGGATCGTATGAACGACGTCGATCCCCAATTCCTCGCCTTTCTCCAGTCCGAGGAAGCGCGCTCCTATGACGGCACGCTGCTCGATGATGTCGAAGCAGCGATCAAGTCATACAACGGCGACCCGTATGGCGACGAGGAAGAGGGCCGGTCACAGGTTGTTGCCCGCGATGTTGCCGAGACCGTCGACTACATGCTCACCAGCATCGTCGATGTCATGGCCGGCTCGGGCAACGTGGTCGAGTTCGAGCCGCAGTCACAAGCCGACGAGGAACAGTGCGACGATGCCACGGTGGCGATGCACTACATCTACCGCAGGAAGTCCGGTTTCCGCCTGATCCACGATTGGGCCAAGGCCGGGCTTGCTGAGAAGATCGGCATCGTCAAGAGTTGCGTCGAGCGCAAGAAGAAGCGCGTCGAGGGCCTGTATCACCCTGCGATGCTGCCGGACAATGCCATTCAGGCGACGCAGACGGATCAGCCGCACCCGCTCGATGGCGAGCCGATGATCCACGCGGTCACGCTTGAAGAAACGGCGGCGACGTTCCCCGATTACCATGTGCCGCTGGAAGAGTTCCGCATCGCGCCCGATGCGAGGGACTTGGACAGCGCAGTTTACCTAGCGCACATCACCGAGAAGAGCATTTCCGAGCTCACGGAGATGGGCTTCGATGTCGACGGGATTGACCTTAGTCAGGGCGACAACCCGTTCCTGACCTCACTTGCTCAAGCGCGCAACGACGGTCGCCAAAACTGGATCGACAGCGGCTTGATGGATCGCATGGGCGCGAACCGCAAGGTTTGGCTCAGTGAGGAATATGTCC